AGGCGGGAAATGATCTCGGCGATCATCGTGCGCTGCGAGAAAACAGCCGCTCGTCGGTGACGTAGTCGACCGTCGCCGCACCGGTTGCCGCGCTGACCTGGTCGGCGCCGGCGAGCTGCGCGCGGCCGGCCTGCACGTCGCGCAGGAAGGCGCGCGCATCTTCGTACGCTTGGCGAGCGGCTTCGGTGGACGAGTCGCCGAGGAGGTGATAGCGGGCAATGGCGCAGGCGATGAGCGTGATGGAGGTCGGTAGCGGGCTGAGCGGCACCAGATAACGGCCGGCGACGTAGCTGTTGATTTCCGCCTCGGCGTCGGCCAGCGCACGATCGGCGGCGCCAGCACCCAGCATCGCTTCCCGCTGCACGACCTCATCGCCGCCGTAGCGCTGCTCAAAATCAGTGATCGATGCGTAGGCCATGGCGGCGCTTATTTCCCGGCTTTGCGGGTCGTCGTTTCTGCGCCGGATTCGTCCGGCTCGGCGAGGGCGCCAGCAGTTTCGAGCTGCGGCAGATCCTCGTCGCGGATTTCGATCTCGTCACCGATCTCGTATTGCGTGTTGTCGTAGTTGACCCGGGAGAGCAAGCGTTTGCGTGGCATGAAATTTCCTTTCGTGTAAAGGTCCGCCGTGGCATCACGGCGGGGTACTGCCTTAGGCGGGGTGCCTCTCCGATCGATTGCGGCGACAGCTACTGTGATATGGGAATGCCCCACTGCTACCAGGCGTTATCTGCGCGGTACGCCCCACAAACCACGTCAATAGACCATTGAATTGCAGCGCCCCTTTCTCGGGTATTTTTAAGCGACAGCGTTCTGGAACCAGTACCCCAGCTCCGTCGAGCAGACGACCTCTTTCACCCGCTCGCCGACGCGCACCCGCTGGCAGCCAGTGAGGCCGACCTTGGGCTCATCCATGTTGCCGGCGATGCGGCTGCCGAACTCCGCCGTGAAGCCGAAGGTGACGCCGGCCTGCGGGCCGGCCGCGCGGTCGCGGTAGAGAAATGCGGCGTGCTTGCCCCAGACGCGCGCCAGGGCGACGGTCTGGCCCTTCTTGGCGCTGTTGGCGAAGCCGGCGCCGACCAGCACTTCCTGCAGCTCGAAGAACTCGGCGAACTCCTGGCGGGAGACCATGCCGGCGCCTTGCGCCGTGCCCTTGATCGCCTGCACGAGCTTCGGGTGACGGCGCGTCTTGGTCCACGCCGCCTGCCCGAAAACCCCGATGTTCGGCCGCATCACGGGCACGTCGAGCGCGTCGCCGATGGCGGCGACCGGGTCCGAGTTGGTCGTGTCCGACCACTGGCTGGTGCCGGAGAGCGTCGCCTGGTTGCCGGCGACGTAGCTGTTGGTGTTGAAGACGAGCGCCGCGGCGCGCTGTTCGCGCGCCAGCGCGACCAGGTTGGCGAGGTAGGCGGTGGCCGTTCCCAGCGGGTCGACACCCTGGTTGTCGGCTTCGATGTCTTCGTTCGGCACCAGATCGTCGAGGCCGAAATCGACCACCTTGTCGATCACCTCGGTGGCCGAGAACTCGACCTCGTTCGGGGCGCTTTTCCGCCCCACCTTGGTATCGGGGATGGTGTAGCCGTCGCTGAGCACGTACTTGAGGTACTTGAATTCGGCGGCGGTCGGCGTTCTCGGCAGCACCTGGTCGGCGATCAGCGTGAGGTCCGGGTTGCGGTAGGCGATGGCGATCGCCGTCAGGAGGGGGTTGAGCGGGAAGGGGCGCAGGGCCATGTCAAAATCCTCGGGTGGGTTGGGGCTGTCGCAGCGTCAGTGAAACGGATTCGCCGGAGCGTTACATCACGCTCGGGGCGATCAGCACCGGCGCGATGTCGCCGGCCGCCGTCGTCACCAGCGCGATGCCGATGGTGCGGTTGGTCGAGGCGGCGGCCACCCCTTTGCCGTTGGCGTCGGCGGTGACCATGGCGCCGCGCGCGACGACACCGGCGAACTCGACTTCGGCGATGCCCTGCTGGACGATGTCCACCCGCTCGCCGGAAGCGGGGGCGACGGCCCCGCAGACGCCGATGGCCAGATCGGCCGCCGCCGCGGCCTGGATCACGGTACCGTCCGTGGTGTCGAACTTGACGATCCGGCTGGCGGCGATCGCCGCGCCGGCGGTGTATTGCTTGATCAACATTTCGTTGGCCATGATGGGTTTAGGCTCCTGCTTGCGTTGTGTTGGTCTGGCAGACGTGTGCGACCGCCTGCGGGGTGGTGACGGTGATGCCGGCCGCCGCCTGTGCGACCTGGAAGGCCAGTGCCGCATCGGCAATGACCTGAACGTTGGTCATGTCGACCTCGCCGCCCGGCAGCGGCAGCTTGCCGCCGGTCTGCGTGCCATCGAGCGACGCGATCGGCAGCGTGGTGTCGAGGTGCCTGGCCAGCAGGGCGAGGTTGATCGCCCCCAGCTCGTGCGCCCATTCCACCTGGGACGGCAGCAGCTTGTGCTGCGCCAGGCCCTGCTCGATGAGGCGCTCGATACTGCCCTTGAGTTGAGCCTGCAGCACTGCTGCAAGCTCGTCCTGGACGAGCTTGAGCTGCACCATGGGCACGAATTCGGCCGGGTCTGGCGGCGCTTGCAACTGGGCCTGCAGGGCGACGAGCTGCTCGTTTTGCCGGCTGATGTAGCCCACCAGGTCGAGGCTGGCAGCGGCGCCCACCTCCGGTGAGACGGCCACGATCTGAGCGATCAGCTTTTCGAGATGCGTGACGATTTCGTCGGCAGTCGTGGTGATCGGCAGGTTGAGCAGGTAACGCAAACGCTCGATGAGTTCTTCCATGGGGTTGTGATCCTCGTGGGCAATCAGGCCAGCCGCCAGCCGCTCCAGGCTGGCGCACAGGTCGGTGAGGCCATCCAGGCCGGGGTTGGAAACCAGCGCGGCGCAAGCGAGACTGCGGACGGCGCCGGTCCTGGCGTCGAAACCGAACACCGGGCTGACATAGCGGTATTCCTCGTCGGCGATCATTTGCGCCGCCGCCGGCGTCCAGCGGACATCGGTGGCGTACAGCCCATCCGCCTCGCGCCATTCGAGCGTGTGATACCAGCCTGCGGCCGGTGCCGGCTTGCCGTTCTGGCTGGCGAGCAGCGTCTGGTGTTCGTAGTCGATCACATAGTCGGACCGCCGCGCTGCGGCGGCAGCCACCAGCGGCGCCGCCAGGGTGCCGTCGAGATACCAACCCGGCAGGGCTTCCGGACGGCCGTCGACGGCCCGGAATTCACCCGCCGGGATCATGCGGATCTCGGTGGGCGGCGCTCCCGTGCTGTCGCGAGTGATCGTGACGGCGAGCGCGGCAATCGCTGCGCTTTGCGGTCTGGGGGGTTTTCCGGCAGGTGGGCGGCGGGGACTCGACATGAGACGAAATTGTCGGTGACGCACTCAGTCGGCGTGAGGGGGAAGCGCTTCGTCATGGTGTAGCCGGCACGCGCGCGCGACAATCCGGCCGTCTGATCACGACGGATCTGGAGTACCCCTGTGGTGACGCTATCTGCCATTCCCCTGCCGGCGACCTCGCCGGCGAAGGTCATCACCCTGAGCGAGGTGCGCAGTCAGTACGCCCCAGGGCGCTGCCAGCATCGGCAGATCCTCGTCGACGAGGCGTTAAACGAGTTGGAGTGCGCCGACTGCGGCGCCAAACTGAACCCGGTGGCGACACTGGCGCGCTTTGCCCGCGAGGAAAGCCGCCTGGTCCGGGAGGCAGAGAGGGCGCGCGAAGCCATAGAGAGGCTGAACCAACGCGTGCGCTGCAAGTGTCTGCACTGCGGGAAGATGACCCCGATTCTGGGGCGGTAATGTGAGACCAAAAACCATCACCCAAGATAAGGAGTAGTCATGGACTGGTATCAAATCGGCTGGATAGTGGTGCTCGGTCTGCTCGGGGCAGCCTTGAGTTGTGCCATGCTCAGCAATCTACTTAACAGAATAGACGCGCTTTATGAGGCGAGTCTTCGCAACGCGGGGATTGCCGCAATCCGCAAGTACGGCGCCGACCTGCAGGAGCAAGGCCATGTCTTCCTGCCACGAGATAGGGCCATCGTGGAGGCCATTGCGATCGACATGAACAATGGATACACGAGTGCCAATGCCCCATGGATCAGAGACCGTTACCTGCCCCGGCGGCTGGCCGTCAACAACCCAGAATCGGAGACATGAAAGCCAACTTTCCAAGGGGGCCTGTTACCGGGCATCGGTGCGCCCGACCCGCCCATGAAACGGCATGAGCTGTGTTGCCTGTACTGATTCGGACGGGGGAGAGTCCTGCTATCCCATCTACGGCCTCGCCCCGCATCGTCACACCTGGTCTGGCGTAATGATCACCGGGACGCAGACGCTGCCGCGCGATGAGTGGCCGGAGAATTTCCAGGAAGACCCCGACCCCAATTACTCCGGGATGGGAATCTGGTGGTGTCCGCTCTGCGGGCATGGCAAGCCAAAATGACCTCGAAAGCTGCAATGACCGACAAGATCATCGACAAAATCAAGAAGTGCCTGGCGCTCTCCGCCAGCAGCAACGAGCATGAGGCCGCCGCCGCACTTCGCCAGGCGCAGAAACTGATGGCGGCGCACGGCATCAGTGACCTCGACCTGCAGGCCGCCGAAGCCGCCGAGAAACGATCGCGCGCCGGAGCCATCAAGTATCCGGCAAACTGGGAAACTGCCCTGGCAGACAAGATCGCCGAAACCTTTGGCTGCCGGCTCATTTTTGGCCGATCCCTGCTCGATGCGGCAACGGGGGTGTATGCCGGAAATTGGGTATTCATCGGCACGGGTGCTGCGCCAGAGATCGCCGGTTACGCCTTCGAGGTGCTCTTCAGGCAAGCCAGGGTCGGCCGTTCAGAACACATCAAATCCCGCCTGACCCGCTGCCATCCCGCCAACAAAACCCGCCGGGCCGACATCTACTGCGAAGGATGGGTGCGGGCAGTGACGGCATTGATCACCCGCTTTGCGGGCGGAGAAACTCATCAGGCCGCCATCGATGCCTATGTAGCCAAGCACTATCCCGCGTTGAGATCGGCTCAGAGCAGAGACCGCATCGGCGACCGCCTGCGGCCCAACGAAGCCATGGACTATGTGCACGGCCAGCGCGGCGGCCGCGATGCGCAGCTCAGCCGCGGCGTGGGCGGGGCTGAAGCGCGAAAGGCTTTGCCATGATTGAACCAACACCCCCACAAATCGGAGACAGAGAAAGGGCAGCCACATGGTCGTGATGTTTGAGATTGCACCGCCCTTCCGATGGACTCCGAAGGTTGAGCGCGTGGGGCCACTGACACGCTGGATTTGGGCATGGTTCTCGGTGGCGTACCTCTCGGGGAAATTTGGCCGTGTGTGGGAGGCTATCCGGCAAGACGAGCGCCAGAAGTGCTGGGACGAGATCAACGCAGCAATCCCGAACGGCCCACTGCCTGGCAATGGGTGGGACCAGTCGGCAGAGCGCAATGGCTTGGTACTGGCGAGCAACATCGTCATGGCGCAACGACGCCCCGGAATGCCGGGGCAAAGCGAAACGCCTCTGCCACGCTGATATTCCTGCGGACGCAGATGGCGTGATGGGACCCAAGGATCCCCTGGCCTGGGCCAAGCGTCCAGCCAGCGACATTGCTGCGGCCGCGATGCGCAGCTCAGCCGCGGCGTGGGCGGGGCTGAAGCGCGAAAGGCTTTGTCATGACCCTTTATCCCGCCCTGTTCAATAACGCGAAAATGTGGCGACCCCTTCCAGCCGTACACCCAAGCCACCAAAACGTCAAAAGCAACCCCGGCGGCAGGCTTGAGCCTTGCTTTCGGGATCAATCGTAAACGGTTCTCAACCTGCATACGCCGGCCTCACACACCACTTGAGTCAACCTGCCCCCTGTACCTCTTGCCTCGTAGAAGGTGAGGTTGCCTTTTTGCTTGAATGGAACGGGCTGGCCGACCAGGGGGAAACCGGTATCAGACAGGAATTGAACGACCTTCGCCGTTTCGGCATCCGTGGTAACCACCGCGTCAGCGGTCGTGACGGCAAGAGGGACTATTGGCTTGGCAGGCTGAACAACGGAAGATTCCTGCGGTGATGTGCTGATACGCGAAGCGATGGCCGCGGCGATTTCTGCGGCCGCGTCGGTCAATCCCTTGCGCATGATTCGGTCGGCTGGCGAGCCGGCCATTCCTCCAAACCCGTTTTGCCAAGTCACCCCCGCGAGAACTTGCCCATTGTGCGTGCTGTTCATGCGTGCGCTGGCGCTTTGCGGCTGGAAATCATATCCACCTGCCGCCCGTACTACCAGAATCGCGTCTATTCCTTGTTCCTTGAATTTCAACAATGAATCTGGGCGGCTGATCTGTACCTCGTTCATGTTCATGCGCACCATCATGTTCGAGGTGGTAGAGGAGTCAATGATGGTGAATCCGAGGTTCGCCAGTTCGACCCCGACCGCATCCGACAGCAAGCCACCTCCTGGAGCGAAAGCGATCACCTTGACGACCTGCTGCTGCTGCCTTTGAGCGGAAACCGGTAGGGAGGAGATTTTTGACGACGCACATCCGGTCACCAGGGTGATCGCGATGAGAACCAGCAAGAGATAGGTTTTCATCAGGTTTCCATTTGGGAGTTTTAAAGACTTGGGATCGGGCATGCGAGTAGCCCGTGTGGTGGCCTAGGCGCGTTTATAAACGGCCCATCGGAGAGACCCGCACATCTCAGGCTAGCCGGCCGTAATTTTCTCACGCGCAGTCGGCCTCACCGTCGTGTTTTCCTCGTTGCGCGAGCGCATCGCTCGTCGCCCGCAATGCCGCCCGCGCCGCCGGCGGCGAGTGGCGAAAGTTGTCGAGGAGCGCGGATTCTTCGGGGGTGAGTGCGGGCGGGCCTGAGCCGATTCCCGTCAACAACCAGATCGCGTCCACTCCAAGCACCGCGTATGCCTTGGTGATGAAGTCAGCGTCTGGAGATCTCTCGCCAGCCTCATATCGCACTACCGATGTTCTGCCTATGCCCAGGCGATCAGAGAACTCTTTCTGCGTCATGTCCCCTCGCACCTGCCGGATACGAGCACCGATTGCGGATTTATCCAACTCAGTCATAGAAATCTCCGAATAGCACTTGACAGAGTGCCAAACGGGAACATAGAATTCGCCTAATAAGTTAATTGAACATGTTCACATAACAACACATTGGCGGCTTCACATGCACCCCGAACTCATCACTGCCACGCTGAAGATGAAAGGATCAAGCCAAGCGGCTGTTGCTACCTCCCTCGGCGTTCGCCGGAATTCTGTTCATTACGTGATCCACGGCCGTTTTCGCAGCCTCCGCATCGCCCGCCGAATCTGCGAACTCACCGGCCTGGACCCGGCCACCACCTGGCCGGGCCGTTACCCCGAGCTACGCCTCGACCCCATCCGCTTTCAATCTCACCCCTTCCAGGAGGTCGCATGACATCCCCCCTCGTCAAAAGAACCCGTCCGTTACGTCCAGGCCACTTCGCCCGCGAGGCCAGTGCCAGAAGATTCTTCAGTCGGCTCGACAGGCTCGTCTTCGGGACCTACGCATCTCTGAAGTCGTGGATGTGTGAGAACGGATACGGCATGGCTGCTGATGCCCCGCCGATCGGCACTGCTTACGGACTTGACCCTACTTCCCCTGTGATCTGCCGTGAATGCGGCATGCCATTGGTCAACATCACCCGACTGCTCGATATCAAAGAACGCTTTGCCTGCGCTAATCGATGCTGCGCGAAACGATCTGTAGCAACTCCGTTGCCCGATCAAACGCTTCCTTCTCAATCTGTACCAGAGGGTGGGATGACTTCATGACCTTGACCGACAACACGACGTGCTCCTCGTCGTTGAACCAGTGCTCGAAGCTGACCAGCCAGTGCGGTCCCTCCAGGTTGGTCACGGTCATCGTCGGGTTGAGTAGTTTCATGGGTACCTGTTCGCCTTATCAATTAGCCGAACTACAGGATAGCAAATCGCAATGAATCCCGCTGATATCCAGTGCGCCCTCAAGAAGGCGAGAACTTCGCAGGCCGACATCGCTCGGCAATGCCAGGTCTCGAAAGTGACGGTCGGCTACGTGGTGGCCGGCATCACGACCAGCCGGCGCATTGCCACGGCGATCAGTACGGCCACCGGCCTGCCGCTCGACACGCTGTGGCCGGGCAAGTACCCCGGTGACGGCAGCGGGGTACTCGAAGCGGTGACGCTGGGAGACGCGGCATGAACGAGGCCACGCACAACGCCGCCCAACTGCGGCTCCTTGACGTGATCCGCGCGCTGGCCGGGCATGAGGTGTTCGGCCGCCGGCTGTGCGACATCGCCGCCGACGTGGGCGCCCTCGAATCACTGGTGCACCGCGATCTGCACGCCCTGGCGCACAAGGGCTGGGCGGTGCAGGACGCGGCCAGGATCTGGCGTCTGGGACCGGAACCGGTGCAGATCGCGGTGCAATTTTCATACGGCTTGCGCCAGGCGCAGGCGAAGGTTTCCGAAATCGATCAGCGCTATACGCGCCTGCCCGGTTGAGCAATTTCATTATCCCAGGGACAAGAAAATGGAAAACAAAGGGCAAAGCGGCGGTGATCTGGTGCCGATCGGCGTCGAGGCGCTGGAACTGCAGGCCGCCGAGGTGAGGGAAACGCGGCGTGTGCTCGAACGGTTTGGCTATCAGGACACGACGTTCGATCAGTTGGTGATGCAGGTGCGGCAGGTCGTGCAACGCAGCGTGGAAGACCTGCTGGAAATCGGGCGGGCGGTGTGCTGCTTTCGCGAACTCGGGCGCGGCCGCTACGGGCAGGCCATTGCGGCGATCGGCCTGTCGCCGGCGACTGCCCACCGGCTGGCGGAAGTGGCGTTGAAGTTCCTCGGACACGCCCACCGCAAGCCCTTGCTGAATCTCGACCGCTCGAAAGTCTATGAACTCGCGCTGTTGGACGACAGCACGCTGGATGACCTGGCGGCCCACCCGGAGCAGCTCGATGCCGTCGAGCGGATGAGCGTCTCCGAACTGAAAAAGAGCCTGCGCGAGGCCAGGAAAACCCTGGAAGCCAAGGATGCGGTGATCCAGTCCGTGCAGGAAGACAACAGCGCGCTGCGTGAAGAGAAGGTGGCGCGCACGCGCTTTACGCCGGATCAGGCCCGGCAGGAGGCGGCTGAACAGCAACAGGCCCGGCTGCAGGCACTGCACGCGGCGGCGATGGCGGTGATCACCCACGTGAATCACTTCGGTGCGGTGCTGTCCGCCTGCTGGGAACAGGGCGAGGCCGAGGGCGCCTTGGCCGAGGAGACGGCAGTCTGGCTGGCGCAGCAAGTGTCGGCGCTCTACGTCCGCCACCACATCACCGTCGATTTCGCCGAAATCATCACGCCGAGTTGGACCCGGCAGCCGACCGACATTCAATAGGCCCAGGGAGGAGTGATGATCATGCCGCCCAGCCAGTTGCAGTTGCCCCTGGTCCTGCAGCTTGCCGCCGAATTGCCGGCGTTGCCGCACGGCCAGGGTACGCCGCGGGTGCAGTCGATGGCCGAGACGCTCGGCGTCTCTGTACAGACGCTCTGGCGCTGGATCCGCGAGGCGGGCTATGGGTCGACACGCAAGCGCCGATCGGATGCCGGCCGTTTGAAGGCGCTGACCGAAGCCCAGGTGCGCCAGATGGCGGCGATACAGATTGCCGGCGCGCGCGAGACGGGCAAGGTGTTGCCGACGCTGGAGATGGTGCGCGAGATTGCCAACGCCAACGCGGTACCCGACCCCGAGACCGGTGAGGTCGCGCACACCACGGCACATCGCAGCACGATCGCGCGGGCGATGCGCCAGATCGGCTGCCACACCGAGCAGATGATGCGCCAGACCCCGGCGTTCGCGCTGCAGTCGCTGCACCCGAACCATGTCTGGCAGATGGACGTGTCGACCTGCGTGCTGTTCTACTTAAGCTCCGGCGGCATCGAGATCTGCGAAGAGGCGGCGTTCAACAAGAACAAGCCGCACAACTTCGAACGCGTCGCGCAGTTGCGCGTGCAGCGCTACCTGGTGGTGGATCACTGCACGGGGGCGTTCTGGCTGCAATACCTGGCCGGGCACGAATCCGCCAGGAACCTGCTCGACTTCCTGATCCCGGCGTTTCACCCGCGGCACGGGCTGCCGTTCTACGGGGTGCCGAAAATCCTGCAGGTGGACCCGGGCAGTGCGCAGTCCTCACAGGTGTTCCGCAGTTTGTCGCGCGCCCTGGATATCGAGGTGCGGGTACACAAGACCAAGAACCCGCGTGCCAAGGGTGCCGTGGAGTCGATGCACAACCACATCGAGCACCAGTTCGAGGGTCGGCTGCACGCGCAGCGCGTGCGGGATTTCGAGCACCTGAACGAACTGGCGAATCTGTGGAGCGCGGCGTTCCAGTCGCGGGCCGTGCATACGCGCACCCAACTGACGCGCTTTGCGGGCTGGATGAAGATCAGCCAGTTTCCTGGCGCCTTGCGGTTGATCGAGGGGGGTCCGGAGGTGACGCGCGCGCTGGTGTTTGCCGAACCCGTGTCGCGCCTCGTTGACGTCTATCTGCAGATCACCTTCGCGGTGCCGGGGCACTCGCAGGAAACGTATTCCGTGGCCGGCATTCCTGGCGCGGCCAATGGGGAGCGCGTGATGGTCGTCACCAGCCCCTACACGGCGCCGGATATCGATGTGCTGGCGGTGAACGCCGAGGGCAAGGAGCTGCGTTACCGGCGATCGCCGATTCCGAAGACCGCTTTCGGATTCTACGAGACGGCGGCGGTCATCAATGAAGCGTTCAAGTCGGCGGGCGACACCTTCATCGATGTCGAGCGCAAGCGGGCGTTGCGCGCGGCCTGGGGTTCCGACGATCCCCTGGAGATCGCCAAGACGCGCAAGGGCAAGGGCGGCACGCGCGGCGTCGCCTTTGACGGGCAGATCGACACCTTTGCCGACGTGCGCCAGGTGGCCATCCCGGCGTATCTGCCGCTGGCGGGTACGGCGATCGACGTGGGGACGCCCGCCAGCGAATCGCTGATGTCGGCCACGACCGCTTGCCTGCGCATGCAGCAACTGCTGGAGGAAGACTGGCAGCCGGAACACTACGCGTGGATCACGCAGCGCTTTGCCGGCGGGATCAGTGAAACGCAATTCCGGAGTCTGGCCACCCAGTGGCAGGCGAAGCTGTCCGGCGGCGAGCGAGAGGAGCGAGCGGCATGCTGATTCTCGGGGAGGTGTTGCGCCGGCAGGGGATTTCGCAAGCGACGCTGGCGGGCGAGATGCGCTTGTCGACGGCGGCGATCAGCCTGCTGATCCGACACAACCAGTACCCACGGACGATCAAGCGGCGCGATCTGCGCTCGCAGGTCTGCGCGGTGCTGACGAAATTGCGGGTCCCGGTCGAGGCGTTGAACGACCTGTTCCTGGAATCCGATGCGCCGGCGCTGGCCGACGCGCGGGAGAAGTTGCCGGAATGGCCGGCGCAAGAGACGGCACCGCGCGGACACGCGGCGCCGTCGGGGACTACTGCACAACCGAAGGAGGTTGAGAGCGAAATGTTACTCCGTAAACAGACGCTGAGCGAGGCCGCACGCCGCAAGTTCAGCATTTTCAGGGACCCGTTCGACGATCCACAACAGGCGAGCGAAGTGTATTTGAGCCGGGCGATTCGCACGGTGCGCGAAGCCATGTGGCAGGTGGCCATCGGGAACACGAAGTTTCTTGCGGTGATCGGCGAATCGGGGGCGGGAAAAAGCACCCTGCGCGAGGAGCTGGAAGAACGCCTGCGCCTGGAGTGTCGGCCGGTCCGGCTGATCCAGCCGTACGTGCTGGCGATGGAGGATAGCGACAAGAAAGGCAAGACACTCCGGAGTGACCACATCGCGGAGGCGATGCTGCATGCGGTTGCCAGCGGCGAGGCACCCAAGCGCAGCCCGGAAGCGCGTTTTCGCCAGGTGCATGAGGCCCTCACGGCCAGCAGCCGGGTGGGGATGCAGCATCTGCTGGTGATCGAGGAGGCGCATGGTCTGGCCCTGCCGACCCTCAAGCATTTGAAGCGTTTCCTGGAACTCAAGGACGGGATGCGCCGGCTGGTCTCGGTGCTGCTGCTCGGTCAGCCGGAATTGCGCGACAAGCTCGACGAGCGGCGGGCGGCCGTGCGGGAGGTGGCGCAGCGCTGCCAGATCGTCTGGCTGCCGCCGCTCGACACGGCACTCGGTGAGTACCTGCAGCACCGGTTTACGGCCGTGGGTCTCGACCTGTCGGCGATCGTCGAGCCGGCAGCCGTCGACGCGCTGATGCAGGCGCTGACCCTCAAGCAACGCGTCGGTGCCGGCGCTGCAGACACGCAGGTGATTTCTCTGACGCACCCCCTGGTGGCCAACAACCTGCTGACCGCGGCGATCAACCAGGCGGCGCTGCTCGGCGCACCGCGCGTGACGGCGGACCTGGTACGGACGGTGCGGGAGTCGATGCCATGAGCGGGGCAACCTGCTGCCCACCCCCCGGCCCGGCGCCGATCGCGCGCGCCGACGTGGCGAATCTGGCCGACTTGGCCGCGTCCCTCGATTACCTGAAGAACAAGTTCCCGGACCCAATGTGGAAGGCGGCGCTGCGGCGTGCGGTGCGGGAAATGCACGGGGTGGCCAGGGAAATCGACGGCGAGCACGGCTTCAACATTTACGCGAAGGAACACTGAGATGGAAAGCATACCCATGAAGGGGCAGCGGCTGGCGAAGGGCGAGACGCCGGAGGGTCAGGCGGCGCTGCGGGCGGCGCAACGCGCGATCGACAAGGTGCGCGCCGAGAACATGCTCGCGCTGAGCCGGCGACTCGACCAGCTGCTGCACGCGGCGACCTGGTTGATCGGCCTCTCGATCAAGATTCTCGAGGTGCGGATCGAACGGAACGATACGGTGATTAGGGTCGAGAGCACGCCGTTTCTCTGGCGACTGTTCGCCGGCGACTGCGCCTGGCGTGAGCGCCGGACCGACGAAGATTTTTACCGCTACACCTGGTTCGCGAAGCGCTACGGCACGCGCATCGAATGGGAGGAACAGCAATGGCGGGGCTGATCGTGCCCGAGGGCGCCGGCGGGATGCCGCTGCTGGCGCTGGCGTTGTTGATCGCCGTGGGCCTGGGCGGTGGCCTGATGGTGCATGGCTGGCTCGCGTTCTGGCGGCTGTGGTCGGCCTTCTGGCACGCCGTGGCGCTGCGCTGCTACCTGCATCGGCCGTGGCGCGCCGCCTGGGACAAGGCGCGCCGGAGGGAATCATGACCTCCCATGAGCGACGGGGTCCGTCCCCGCCACGTACTCGCGGCATCTCCGAATCCATGAACCACCACACAGGAGCCCCTATGGCCACCAAGAGCAAGACCCGTTTGAAATCCGTCGCGGCGCCGACCGTGCCGCAGACCCGCGATGACGTTGCCGAGCTGATCGCCGGCATCGGCATCGACAGCCGGGAAATCCGCCTCATCGAAGTCGAGATGAACACCACGCTGGCACGCCTCAAGGAGGAGTTCGAACAGCGCGCCGAGCCCGCCCGGCGGCGGATCGAGGAAGCGCAGCGCGGCGTACAGGCGTTCTGCGAGGCCAATCGTCTGGAACTCACGGCGAACGGCAAGGTGAAGACGCACCAGTTCACCACCGGGGAAGTGCAGTGGCGCACGCGGCCGCCGAGCGTGCGCATCACCGGCGAGGACGCGGTGATGTTCTCGTTGAGGAGCCTCGGACTCTCGCGGTTTATCCGCCTCAAGGAAGAGATCAACAGAGAGGCGATTCTCAACGAACCGACGGCGGTGGTCGGCGTGCCGGGGATCCGCATCAGCCAGATCGAAGATTTTGTGGTGACGCCGTTCGAGGTGGAACTGTGCGCGCGGGAGGCCGTATGAAGCTGACGGATCTGATTGCCATCGTCGCGCAGGTGACCGAGCAACCCGAGGCGAAGGTCAAAGAGGCCCTGGAGACGGCGGTCGAGGTGATGGCCGAGGCGCTGGCCGATCATGAGTCGGTCAGGCTGCCGGGGCTCGGCCGCCTGGAGGTGCGCCAGGTGGGGCTGCCGCGCGTCGTACGGCTGGCGCCGTACTTGCAAACGCGGGAGATGGCGCCGCATGCGGTGCGTTTTCGCGCGGTCAAGCGGCTGCGGAACGAAGTCAATATCCGGTCGGCTTACGTATGAGCACGAAAAGAGGGACGGCGGTGCCGGCGGTGCCGGATGGGAAAGCGGATGCGACCAGGGAACGAGCGGTGCTGATTCGGCTGATCCACGTCGGCCGTCGCGAAATCCAGATGAGCGAAGACGCCTGGCGCGCGTACCTGCAGCAGGCGTTCCAGGTGCAGTCGTCGACGCAGTTGTCGCTGCCGCGGCTGCGCACGGCGTTGGCCCATCTGCGGCGCATCGGCTTTGTCCCGCAGGGGGCGGATGGCCAGCCGCTGCCGGCACGGCGGGGGCACGAGTGGACCTTCATCGATCGCGCCACCGTTTCCCGGCAGCCGTTGCTGCGCAAGATCCTCATGTTGATGCGCTCGACCGGCGTGGCGCATGGGCAGCAGGTGGCGTATGTGGAGGGGATCGCTCGGCAGATGGCGGGTCTGGGCGCGACGGCGATCGACAAGCCGTTGCCGATGTGCGACGAGTTCGAGTTGCGGCGCATCGTGGTGGCGCTGGTGACTCACATCAGAAGATCGAAGCACCGTGAGCCTGTTGCGGCTGACGCCTGATGACTGCGAGGCCGTCCGCGGCCTGCTGCCGTACACGGCGCATGCGTTGATCGCGACGATCGGGGCGCCGGCGGCGTGCACGCTGCTGAACGAGCGGCCGGGGGTGCAGATCATGGTGCCCAGACACCCGGACGCGAACCCGGCCGGCGCCCGGCGCTGGGCAGAACTCGCTGAATTGATCGGCGATCCGGCGATGGTGGCCCTGGCGGCGCGCTTTGGCGGTGAGGCGCTGTCGGTACCGGTCTGCAAGGCGGCTCGCGCCGAGCTGCGCGCGCGGGCGATACGCGCGATGTACGACCGGCTGACCCGGGTCGAGCGGTTTTCCGGACGGCAGGCGATCTACGAGATCGGGCTTCAATTCGCGCCGATCACCAGCCGGGCGATCGAGGGGATCTGTACCCGAGCGGATGACTCCGGCCCGGCCCAGCCAGACCTTTTTTGAATGTTTTTTCACGAGGAGCAAGACTGATGACCCCCGCAGAACAACGCGCCGCCCACCCCTTGATCGCCGACGCGCCTGACGTGCGGCTGAATACCGCGCTGTGGCGCTGCTGGCGCCAGGTGCTGATGCCGGTGACGATCGCCTGCGCGGCGATCGCCGGGGCGCACTGGGCGCACGGGCAGGTGCTGAATCCGCCGGGCGCGCAGCGGCGCCCGCGCACCCCGAAAGGAGATTGACCATGAACACGCTTTACCCCGACTGCAACCTCGCCAGCGACCGTGCCCGCCGGGAGGTCTCCTGATGGTCGCCGCCATCCGCTGGACGCCGGAGCTGGACGCCACCCTCCTGCGGCTCCGCGCGAGCGGCCTGACGAGCAGACAGATCGCCGTCCGGATGCCGGTGACGATGAGTCTCCGCACGATCTGCAAGCGCCTCAAGACGCTCGCCCTGCCGCAGTACGACCCGCGGCGCGGTCGCCTCCC